TCTTGATAATATGTTTCTAAACTTGGATCTAAATTTATGTCTTCAAAAACACCAATTCTTGGCCATGCAAGTGGATCATCATAAGAATATTTTTCTCCTTTAAATGGCAAAGAATCGATATAAACAGTCCCACGAATGATGGCCGTAGTTTTGTCCTCTGTTGCCAATGAAGCCCAAGAAGTCAATCCAAAATTTACACAAAAGGAATCAACTTCTGCTATAGTCACATAACTATTGGCACTTGCTGATGCAACAGTTCCATCTTCAACAATAAGTTCTGCAGCCATTTATTGGCCTCCTGTCTAATAAAAAGAGTTATTCTCTCTTCTTGCCAGCCACTTTTTTGTCGGTCTTTGCTTTAACTTCAGTATTGCCATCAAGATCAATTTCATTCGAACCTTCACCTTTTTTATCATTAGACTTTAGCGCTGGCTTTTCTGCTTCGCCTGGAAGATTCTGAAAATATCTTCCTGTCTGACTTAAAGCTTCAAGATAATCGACACCATGATGGAAATAAACCGGCGTTCCATCCTTTGCATAAGCAACAAATCTTTTAATTTCTCTTCCTGCCATGATTTTTACCTCTTTCTCTTTACACCTGTAATGTTGTTAATATAGTTTCCTCTGTTTTAGTAGAGGCTTCCTCTTTTTCTGCTGTACTTTTAAATTGAAAAGGAACAACAGACTGAGATAATCTCTCATTTAATTCTTTCATCAATCCTTCTCTGAAAGGAACCGGCATTTCTCCTAAAATACCAAACAAAGCTTTTAAAGATTCTCCACCTTTTTGCAAACAGCAAGTAGCTAAATGCATATACACAATTGCCAGGATATCTGTCCTCATAGAGAACACAAATTTCCCTTGCATCTGCATTGAATCCTTTGTAAAGATTTTATAAAGTTCTACAAAATCTCTGGCTGCATTCATTTCCAAATCTTTATCTTTTTGCCAAATAGCAAATTCCAGAGTTGCAGCAGTTAAATCCAAATCTCCCTTTAATAATGCATTTCCTTTATTCAGCCATTCAGAAGTCTTTTGAGCGTTCCCAATTTTCATATATTGCTTTGCCATAGTATAAGAATGAGAAAGATTCGTTTTCTCTTTTTCCACTTTGTTCTTTTCGCAATACTCTCCATATTTTTCTCCCCATACAACAGCCTCTTTAGCATTAAGATTATTTGCATATAGCTGGCAAAGATAGAAATATGGTAATCCATTTTCTATCTTTTTCTCTTTTACCTGTTTCAGTAAAAGAGTTTTTGTACGTTGGAATTTTTGTTCTTTTTGTTCTGGAGCCAAGTCATATCCATAATGCTTAATAAACATCATTGGGCAAATCATCGCCATCCCTTTTACCTGTGGCTGATTATGGACTATCCCTTCATACCTAACAGTTCCTTGCCTAAAGAATCTACTGGTGTAAAATTGCATCACAGAAGATCCTTTTTGGATATCACGTAATAAAACAGCAGAACAAGGAAATTTAGATTTTAATTGACAGAGAAATTGTCTGACTTTTTCAGGAGAAGAATCTTCTGCAAAGCAAACCTCTTCATCAGCATCGATAATAAAAATCCATCGACCCTTTGTGTAAGAAATTGCTTGATTCCTGTGCAATGAAAAGTCATTTTGCCAATCATGGCAGTAGACCGACGCTCCATAGTGTTTTAATATATTGATCGTCTCGTCCGTCGAGCCGGTATCTACTGCCACGATTTCATCGGCAAGCCCCTGGACAGATTTTAAACATCTGTCCAGGTTTTTGGCTTCATTTTTAACAATCAGGCAAGCTGATATTAAGATCCCAGAATTCATAATAATATCAACCTCCTTTATCGCTTGCTCAGCCAAGCTTTGAACTTAACATAGTCCGTAGCTGCTGTCTGAGTGCCATTAAAGGTTACATATATCCTCAACCACCGATAAATAGTGCCGGCAAAATCATTGTGGAAAGGCATCAAATAACGGCCTGTCTTAGTTGATGCAGCAGAAGCATCTGAATGAGTTCTTCCGTGAACTGTTGCAGCAAGGCCAAGAGATAATTTAACCAAACGCACCCATGCGGTAAACGTACTAGTCGTAGATCCTTCCAACGCTATGGTAATAAGCGAATTACTGGCAACAATTCCATTATTGCTCAATGTAGCAATATCAATTGCCAACATGCCCGGAGTATATCCCCCACCTGTATCAAAAGTCTTGGCAACTCCGTCAATTGTCGCAGCAGCGGTTGCAGTGATGTGAGTGCTACCAGTGTCGGCAATTTTACACTCGTCATCGATTATTACTTTTCTATTATCCAACATTGTAAATGTCCTCCAAATTTATTTTTTGTTACTTCTTCTTTTCTTCCTGCTCCTTTAACAGAAGCAAGCTACGCAGACACAGCACCATCAATAAGACTCCAGAGTCTGGCAACTGCTCTTGGGCGTAAAATTCCAACAGTCACATACCATTCAACTCTAGTTCTCACGACCGGCTTCGATTGCTGTTCACCAAGATCACGCACATCCATTGGAGCATTCTGCAAACCAACAACTCCCTGAGCTGCAAAAGAAGTACAATAAATGGAACTGCAAACAGTAGTCCCATTACCAACTTCAGAAAAAGGAAGAATGTTTTGATTATCTTCGTCCTTATCACAAATCAGAATTGGCAAGTCATTGTATTTTGCTATTCTCCGGCCAAACGCATCAACATCATAAGTAACAGCACCGCTGATAGATGAAGTACGGAAAGCTGCTGTAAGTCTCCGACGAAAAGTTTTATTCATGATAAGATGAGTCGGATCTTCAACAGAGTCAATTAACTCATCCAATTTTGTCAGAGTAAGAACAGAATTAGTCGCAGCTGCACCTGATGCAATTAACTGATCTCCAGTGCACCGAACCTGTAAACCATCAAAGCCTTTTGGATCAGTAATAATCGAGCCTTTTATAATCTGTTTGGTAATATTCAAACTAAGAGCTTTAATTTTCAGCTGCTCCTGAACAGAACGCTGATTAGCACCCCCAGTTTTTACCAGGAAAATATCAACATCAAGATCGCCACCAGCAATTGCCAGAGATTCAATTACTTTCTCGACCTCACCAGTACTTTCAGAGTATGCTTCATTAACCCCTCTGAAAGCAACACCAGGAAGCATTTTCTCCCGATCAAATTTTAATGCATTACCAGCAATGTCCTCGAACGGCATAAACTGCATTACATCTGAACCTTTGGCAAACAATTCCATAATTGTACCTTGGAGAACTGTTTCGTCTTTGCCAAGAGCTATCTTGGCGCTTTCAATTAATGTTAAAGCCATTGTACCTATACCTCCTCAAATTTTAAATTCCATTTTTCTATCTCTTGCCCAAATAAAAATCCCGGCAAGAAATAACTTCCTAAGAAATTAAATCCCTCCGGGATTTCGTTTTAGTCACCGACATCAACTAATTTTTTTAAAACTTAATTCAAGACTCTCCGAGTCTTATTTTATTTTCTCCTATTTCCGCGCTTCTCTCGCTAATTTCAAAGCAGTTTCTTCATGGATCTTTCTTAGTCTCTCATCTGGCGGCAAATCAATAAGTTTTTTATCTGTATCTCTATTTTCTCCTCCATCACCAGCGCCACCATGACCACCACCACCACCTGTTGGCTCAAACAAGAAAGGAGCTGTCTCAGCCACAGCCTGAGCATATTCCTCAAAAGACATTGGAGATTTACCATCCTTCCCATAAAGAATATGATCCGATTCCATCGGAACAGGCTTACCATCTTCAAGTTTCCAAGTTAGTTTAGCGCGAGCAAGGATGTCCTGCATCGCTCCTTTTCGGGGCATACCAATTGCTGTAACAGCTTTTGTAATTTCAGCATCTATCAAAACCTCTGATAAACGAAAATTAGTCTTAGCCAATTCTTCTGTAAGCTTTTTATTAGCAAGAGTTAATTTCTCTTGCTGAGCATTAGCATCTGCCCTCAATCGCTCTGTCCTTTGGGCAACAACCTCATCAATTTTGCCCGCATCAATAAGTTTTTTATCTCCCAATGCCTCAAGCTGTTTCTGCATTTCAGCATATTTGACAGGATCAATATCTTTCATTTTCAATAAAAGATCGTCTCTCTCTTTCATCAAATTGATATTGTTTTCCCGAAACTCATCGACTTTCTTCTTAACTTCAATATCTTCTTCTTTGTCCAAATAGAATTTGTTATCAGATCCTTGTTTATAAAAAGACTGAATAACAGTATCCATTCCTTCCAGGCTATCCACTACCAGTTTCAAAGCCGCCATATCTAAACTACCCTCCGCTCCTAGAATTTCTCTTTCCATAAATAGTATAACTGATTGTTTGGAAATTACAAAGATATATTTTACAGTATTTTCAGATTATTTTTTAACTGAGTTTTGCTCTTAATTGCTCCAATGTCAAAGGCTTCCCAGAGTTATTAACTAAATCTGCCATATCAAGTTTATTTTCTGAATAAAGTTTATATCGGCCAGCCCCAAGAATATCCTTTTGTTCTGCTGCTGACAATGTCTTCAGCCAACTACCATAAGTCATATTCGTTGGGATATCTCCATTAAGAGTACTGCGTACACCGGGAGGCATCTTATCTAATTCTCTTATTTGCTTGTTTGTCAATGGCGAATTTGCACCAGCCAGTTTGCTATATGATAGAGGAATTGGGCAAAGAGTTGTACGGCACTGCCAATGCAAAGGCGGGCTGCCAGGCCAAGATCTGCTATGCCCATTAGGATTATATTCCATATCATATCTTAATCCATCAATCGAACGACACAAAGGAGTTGTTCGATTATCCAAAGTAGCTACAAACTCTACCCCTTCAAGCACATCTGCATTTTCTTTGTAAAGTTCTTGCCTGGCACCATTAGCCACCTGCATAACGCTAGTACGCACAAGTGCTGTAGCTTCTCTTTTAGCCAAACTCATTACACCAGGAGTCAAAGCTGTTCCCCTTATCCTGGTAATTAAACCTCCA